TTTCTGCTGCACGTTCACTTGGTTCATTATATCCAATAATCATTCCACCAGCATTGTGAGTGCCAGTTTTTTGTGATTTAAATCTACGTTCAGTTAAACGCATTTCTTCAGGTGTTGGAATACCTTTGAAGAACTGAATCAATGTTTGTGCAGAGAATCCGTTTTTAATAGAATTAAAATGCCAGTTTTGTATCTCACTATCTATCTCAATGTACCTTAATGCACCAATATACGATGGCAAAGGATATTGTTTTTGACCAGCACGATATAATTTAAAGTAAAATACTTGTTTATTTTCACGTGTATTAGCGTTAAAGTAAGGATATTGACATATTTCTGCACGTTGGTTTGTCCAATCTTCACTATAATACGCACAATCTTTGCCTAAACGCACGTTTTGAAAAGGCAAATGATAGTATTCTGCAGGTTTAGTCTTTGCTTTATTCCAAATAACTTCTACTGCAAAGCCGTCAAATAGCTCGTAATCTTGTGCTAATTTAGATTTAAGGTTTTCAAAGTCTTCATAAGCGTTGATATTTGCTAAAAAGTCTTCGGTAATTGCTACATCTTCGGTGTTTTTACCTTTTATGTCTGTGTTTGCACCTACAATGTATGCTGCTTTTTGGTTAATAATAGCATTGTGTTTAGGGCTGCTATTATATAAGCGTATTAGTTCTTGTGGATATAGATTATCCAAGCCATAGGTCATATAACCCTTTGCTTTGTTTTCTTTGAATATCGGTAAACTATCGTCAAGAAACGATAATCGGTGTAAGTTAAATTTGTTTTCCATCTGTAAAGAAATTAGTTATGAATTTGCCAACTGCACCACACACACCACAAATTAACATAAACTTGGGATTGTCTACGTTTAAACTGGCAATGAATAACGACATACCAGCAAGTGAATCACCAAGTACACGAAATCTTTTTGGGGTTGGTTGGAAATATCCTTTAAGTTTCATTTTTTTGTTTTTAAATAGTAATAACGTATTGCAAATAACCCCGAAATGATAGCAATCAACCCAGCAAGTGCAGTAATAATAGGTTGCATTTGTGTTGACAAAGTTGCCAAAAAACTAATTATAGACGTTGTTGCGAGTCCGTCTGCGGATGTATCATTAAGGTGTTTCATTTGTGCAATAAGGTGAATCAGGATTAAAATTACAAAATCTTTGTGTGTACATTTCTTCGCATCCGCTAAATGTATGCACCCCAATTGGATTTGGAAATACTTCTTTAGTTGCAAATGATTTCAATGGCTCATCGTTCCAAAGAATGTCAATGGCGTATAACGGGGATAAGTTAGTGCAGTTACCTTCTTTATCGGTGGCTAAACAGATTTGCCCTATTTCGTGTACTGCACAATTATTGTAAACAACACTACCTTCTTGGATTGTTCTGATTTGTAATTGGTATTTTGCCCAATCTTTAGCGTTTAAAAATTCGTATTTACAAAAGGTCATAATGTTGTTAATGTTGTGCAATCGGTGTCCGATAGCGGTGTGGAATAGAGTGCCATTGCTTGGATGAATTTGGGAACGTCAGTACCTTGACCATATAAAAATTCCATATTAGTAGCGGTAAACGCAGTAGCAGAAACTACTTTTGTACCATTAACAAAAACGTCAGCGGTTGTCCCGTCCCATTTAATCGCAATTTTTACATTATCAGTTAATGTAGTATATAAGGATGTAAATGAACTACTAACTGTTTTGCCTATGGGCAATCTACCACTTCCACCACTTCTAATATTAAATGCATTGCCAAGTGTTGATGATGTTGAATTATCCCCGATCCACAAAGCACCTATTGTATCTCTTGTATATGCAATGTTATTCCTCAACTCCACAAACCAAGTACCACCACTTGCCGAAATTAAATTATTTGTGTAGATGTTATTGCGAGAGAATGAATCCGCTATTCGGGTAACCGATGCCGTTGTTGTTGGTATGTAGGTTGTAGAATATGGTCCGAGTTCCCATTGAAAATATGCGATGTCAACATAACCATCAGTGACTGTGTTATTTGATGAGTCAATTGGTGCTATCCAAATTGATTTACCTGTTCCTATACCTATGTCGTTAATTACCAAAGATAAACGGTACACATCAGTGCTTATTTTTTCAAAACTTGGCGTAACTCCAGATATATTTGTAAAAGTTTCACTTGAAAAAACAAATTCACAAGATACCGATGTAGAAGCGCCAACTAAAACTTGATTTATTAATAGACCAACTTTATTTGTGTTTCCTTTTCTTAATAAAACGCTGAATACTTTTATTCCCGATGCAAAAGCTCCTACAGTATTAACAACATTTCGCCCACCAGTTCCACGATAATCACCATTATTTGTTGCGTTTTTTGTAATTCTTGTTGTTGTCAATCCTTGTATGGCAGATACATTGCTTAATGCATAGTTAGTTTTTGACCAACTGCTTTGGCTTAAATCTCCACTATGTAAAACAACATTTGTCCTCTGTGGTTCCAACAACAACGCTGGGCAACTTCCGTACATATAGGATAGACGGGGTACACCCGTAGCCATCAATTCAATGTCCCCCGAACTATTTGTTCGGTTTGCCGTACTCGCCCGTGTCCAAGTTAAATCACCGTTTCCGTTTGTGGGAATTTCTGAGTATGCTTTGCCCGACTTGTAACCACTTGGTACTAATAGTAAAGACGCAGTTTGCAATAAAGTACTAACCGCATCAACACAAGCACCCGCTTCCGTTACTCCACCATCGGCAGCAACACGGGAAGCATATGCGGAAAAGATGCCACTTGCAAAGCGTTGCCTACCTATTCCTACACCTATACCTACAAACATTTATTCTGCGTAAAGAACAACTGAACCGCTTGTAAGCGTAATTGATGAAATAATTTTGTCTTGTGGCAAAGTTATAAAAATACCTTGCTTTAAAGTTACACCAGTTAAACCAAGTTGTGTCATTAAAGATGTAGCATTTTGGTCTAATATAGCAGAAACAACCGCATCGCTATTAACTACAAAACCTCTATATCTGCCAGTATTTGCAGACGTGTTACTGATTACTTTGCAACCAGTAAAACCAGCTGCGAATTCGTTTGAGTTACTCATATTTTTTTATTTAGTTTTTTTTACAATTATTTATTAGGTTAATCAATTTCATATATTTTTTCGTGTAAATCAACTTCGTATTCTTTGGTTGTTAAAGCACCAAGTAAAACTTTAAGCAATCCTTCTTCAACTAATTCATCAGCTAATAAAGGATTTGTGTTAACACTTGAAGTTTGTGCATATACAAAGTAATTATACTCACCACAATCTAAAGTAAATGTGCTGCCTTCTGTTACTGCAAATTTATTATATCGGTCTTTGAAAGAACTTATATCGGTCAACAATACATTTGTTTCAAGTTCAGTAACACGATTTTTAAAACTAAATAGAAATTTAGGATTTGCAATTGTCACTTTTTCTGTAAGTGTCAATATCCAATTCTTTGTTTGTCCTTTAGTTATTAGTAGCATTATTATTAAATTAGCATTTTTACAAATTTGTTACAATAAAAAAAGGGTAGCAATTACGCTACCCCAATTAAACTATATGAAAAACAATAATTAAATTCCTAATGTAGTAACTACTGCACCCGACAATTTGTAAGGTGCTTCGCTATCCATAGCTTGTAATGTAATTTCATAACCATTTGCATCACCGAAAGCAGTTCCAGTGTTAGCAACCATAGCAGAAACTTCACATCCACTTTCACGACCTACTAACCAATACTCATCGTTATTGTTTTTTACAATGCAGAAAGTTCTACCTTGTGCTAACAATTTCATTTCGTTTCTTTTGGTAGTAGACATTCTACGCAATCTAAATACTACATCAGTAGAATTATACACAGTTCCATTTTCAACACTTACATTTGTAGTGTTAGCCATTGAACCAGTTGCTTTAGGAATGTCGTAGGTGTAAACGTCACCACTTACAATAGTTGTAGCAGTTACCTCGCCACTTGCAACTGTGAATCCAGTCTTCGCCCAATTCACCAAGTGAATCGACTTAATACCCCCGACTGCATCTTTGCAGTCAAGGGCTATACTTTGGGTTAATAAACAAGGCATCTATCTATAAAATTAAAGTGTGAAATAAACTACTTGATCAGGGAATGCAATCTGCACACCATATTTCATTGTCATTCTAAATCTAACTTCATCGTTGTCTTCAGAATACCAGAATTTGGTGTCTTCTTCTTCGTTTGCAAGGTCAGTACCTACAAAGATGTTATCCAAGTTTGTACAAACCATTTTGTTTGTTCCGTTCAAACCACCTACACCAATAATTTCTACATTAGTACCAGGATAAACCAAACTCAAAGCAGTAGTTGCATCAAATGCGTAGTTAAACAAGTTAGCATTTTTAAGGTTTAACAAAGCCAATTTGAAGTTGTCAATACCCATAAACAATTTTACATTTTCCTTATCAGCAATACGTGCTGGTACAGCAGCGTAGATTGCATCAATTACAGTACCAATGTTAGAAGAAGTTACTGCAGTTACAGAACCCGTGTTTCCACTTACAAATGCAGCACTATCAGTAATAACCTTTAACAAACCATCAAATTTGTTGGTGTTAGGGTTAGTGTTAGCAGTTGCAGTTGTACCTTGCCACATAGCAATTTCCAATTTTTCAGCAATGGTCTTTGATTTTTCCATACCAATTTGTACTTCAAAAGGTACTTGTGTTGGTGAACCTGGTGCGATTTGTGTTTGCATCCATTTTGCTTCAAGTGTTTTAGGACATAAAGTTTCTTCAACTTTAATTTTCCCTACTGTGATAACACGTTGTGTGAAGTTTGTTACACCACTTGGAGAATATCCACATCCATCAGTTTGGAAGTAAACATCAGAAGAAAGAATGTTCAAAGCAGAAGCAGATTTTACACCTACTTGTACTTGACCAGCATCATAAAGCAATTTAGCAGTTTTACCACTGAAAAGAGCTTTTACCAACAAATCAGTTGATTGTTCGTTGGTATAGTTAGTTAAACCAGTTACAGAGAATGACATATTATTTTTATTTTTTTAGTTGTTGTGCGAATCTTTTGATATTTTCAAATTGTTGGTCTTTTTTAGACACTTTAGTTTGGTCTACATTCATTGGTGCTTCACTTGGTAAGTTGGCAACTTTTTCTACCAAATCAACAGTCTTGCTAAATGCTTCACCTTGCTTTTCTAATGCAGAAACAACTTTTGCAAATTGTTCAGTCAAGAAAGAAATTTTACCTTCTAAACTTGCAACTACTTCGTCAAATTTTTCAACGGTTGCAAATTCTTTTGCTTCAATTTCAATTTCAACTTCTGATTCTGCTGGTTCTACGATTTCAGTTACAATACCGTCAACAGTAGTAACAAGCATTCCGCCTTCTACTTCGTGTGTTGCATTAGGAGCTGGAATATCGCCTTCGGCAGTTTCTACCAAAATAGCAGTACCGATTGCAAGTGAGCCATCCCATTTAATAACCGTGCCATCTGTCAAGGTAGCACTTTCCATTTTAACTTCTTCGTTGGTGAAGTTGAATTTTGACATCAAATCACGAACTTCTTGAATTAAATCTTTTGTGTTCATTTTTTATATAAATTAGTTTTATGTGTTTTTTGTTGCATTTTTTATGTGCTTTTGTAAAATCTCTTTCAATTGTGAAAGAAATTGATGCTCTGCATTGATAGGGAAATTGAAAAATCCTTCTACACTAAACCCATTCCAAGTACCATCTTTGCATTTTCCCCAAGTTCCGTCTTCTTCTACCAAATAAGATACAAACCAACTACCATCTTTTGCATCTTCAAATCCTTTTGGTGGCATAATTCCACGTTCAAAGTCAAGTAAATAACTTTCAAATAGTGTGCATCC